AGGTTCTGTCCTTCCACACCACTAAATATACTATCGTATCTCAGACCAACATAACTTTCATTCAACTCTAAGGTGTAGTGAACCACATTCTTTCCTTGTGATATGGCATAAGCACCCATGGCACTTAACACCCAACTCTTTCCAATACCAGCAGGTGCTACAACAACACCTAACTCACCTTGACCTAATCCACCTTGCATAAGTTCATTGATAATATCCCAAGGTGTTGGTGTAGTGATACGGGCAGTTTCAGAGTATCTTTCCTCAAAGTCTTCTAAGTAATCATGACCTAAGTTTCTCTCCGTTCCAGCCTTCATGGCATCATCAACTAATAATTTGATTTCTTCTACATCACCATCTCTTTCCAATATCTGAGCAGACCTAACTATAGCATCTTTCAACACTTGTGTCTTATGAAAGTCTAATGCCTTATCCTTTACATATTCTAAGTCAGCAGCCTCAACATACTTCCAAGCCTCTCTTAACGTATCCTTTACATTCTGTTGTAACAACTCACTATCTAACTCACCGACCTTTACCTTAAAGGTATCCATGGTAATTGTCGTCTTATACTTACCGTAGTATTCTTTTATCTCTTTGACTATCCAATGAAATGCTTCATTACCCAAATATTTTTCATCTAAGATATCTATAATCTGTTCCAAGAATAGCTTATCTGTAATCAAACAGACGATAAACTTTACCTGAAAGTTATACCCATACTCCGATATTGATTTTGTTTTATTCATACATTATTCCAATAATGACCTAATACTATAAACTCTGTTACCCAATTATCAAAGTTAGGGATATGTCCCCATAGCTTATCCTGCACCAATAACCTCTGTAGGTTATACTTTGTTGTCTTGGGTATGACATCACGAATGGTATTCGTAATCCTTAGTTTAGCATGATTAGATATTTCTGGCTCCTTTAACTGCATCAGTAAATAATTTCTCTTTATCACATACTCATGATTGTTTATTAATTTTGATACCTTGGTATCTCTATCCTTTGCCGAGTCCATCAGCATCATTATGTCAAATGGCTCGTTCTCTGATAACTCAGGATATTCCTTGACCAAGGATTTAATCCCCACACCTTTTACACCTGGTATACTATCTGATCTATCACCATCTATGGTTCTACCTGTTAGCAAGTTCTGTGGATATAAACCAAACTCCTTGTAAACCATATCCACATCATATGTTTTCTTCTTGGTAGGCGAGTATACTTCAACTCTTTCATCAACTAGCTGAAAGAAATCCTTATCGGTTGACATGATCGTAACCTTGGAGTCCTTTAATGAAGTATTACTAACATAAGCCATCACATCATCTGCTTCAAGATTATCAATAGATAATATGGTCAATGGTAGGTTTTCCAAGTATTCAACCAATCTACTCAACTGTAACTTCATAGCCTCGGATTCATCTTGTGGATTTACCGTCCAATCAACCACTCGGTTTAACCTCGATCTAACCTTTCGCCCACCTTTATACTCAGAATAAACCTTTTGTCTTGGTTTAGAACCACCCTTACCATCAAACACAATGATACATCTCGTTGGTTTAAATTTATTGATGGCAAATCTGATTGATTTCAGAAATCCTACTAAACCACCTACATGTGAACCATCCTCGTTTAAGGATGGGTTCACCGAAAATGCTCTGATGAATGTATTCAAGCCATCAATAATGAGGGCATGATCATCAGGTTTTCTTTGTGCTGGTTTAGTAGAGATTTCATCTTTGTATTCAGCGAATCGTTTTTTTAATAACCCATTACTCATCTGCGAATTCATCGGTTGTTGATACATCATCTATACCAAGTTTACCCGAATCATACTTTAATATGGTTTTCTCACAGATCAAATCATAAACATACTTTTGAGTATCTTCATCAGCCATAAGTGATTCAAAATCCTTAGATTGGAACTTATGATCTTTACCATCTTGATCTGTTAAGGTATACCACGCACCACCTTGTTTGACAAGGTTGTGTTGTTTAAGCACCTCTAACCAACTACCGAAATCATCAATACCTTTATCAAAGTATAGTTGAAAGTCAGCACTTCTCAGAGGTGGACCTAAACGATTTTTTATAACTTGTGCTCTAATCTTAATACCAATTGTATTCTTTTTGGTGTCTTTGATTTGTCCCATGTTCTTCAACCTAATACGAGTGGATGCGTGAAATGGTAATGCCTTACCACCACTTGTTGTCCACGGGTCTCCAAACATCACACCCATCTTTTGACGTAACTGATTGGTAAAGATTAAACACACTTTTTGACGAGCAATCATTTGGGTGATCTTTCTCATAGCCTTAGATAGAACTATGGCTTTAGATGTAGCCCACCCATCCTTATCAAAGTCAGCATCCATCTCCACCTTGGTGGAAGCGGCAGCCAAACTATCGACAAGTATCGTAACCAATTTATCTTTACTCGATTCACGAATTTTTGTAACAATCGTTTCAATGGTATCAAATATATCCTCTACGGTTTCCAAGTGAACATATAACATTGTATTGGTATCAATCCCAATAGCCTGTAAGAATTCACTCGATACAGCAGACTCGGTATCTATGTATACAGCAAGACCACCCTTCTGTTGGGTAGCGGCAAGAGCGTGAGCTCCGATCAATGATTTACCACTACCTTCCAATCCGTTGATCTCTGTAATCCTACCAGCAGCCAATCCACCATGAGGTCTATTCGATACTGCTAAATCCAAGATGGTGGCACCCGTTGATACGAAATCCGTAACATCGGTTGGAGTATCTTCCACACCATCAAGAAAGTAAGCAACTTGATGTGATTTAAATTGTTTGTTCAATTCCGAAGCAATTACTTCGGCTAATTCATCTTTATTAGACATAACTTCTCCGAGCAGAAAAGGGTGGACGACAAAAGGAGGAAAGCCAATCCACCCCTTTTCCGCGGTTTATTTAAGAATTAAATAACTTATCGAAATCGTCTTCAACATTAGAGGACGCTTGAGATGAAACCATTTCTGGTTCTTTCTTCTCAGGAGTTGATTCCTCTGTCCCACCATCAGGATTTAAAAAAGCCGATAAGTGCCCTTTTAAAGTATCAAAGTCTGGCTCTGTGTAGAGTTCGACAATGTTAGGTTGGACGGTAAGTAATTTCTTACTCATATCCATGTCTTCAACGAGTGCTGTCTGATTTGGTTTCACACGAATGGTAGTCTTACCATATTGGTTACCAGCCTCAGCAGCAGTTTGCCTCTCCACAACAATATCACGACCTGTCATAGCATCAGAGATATCACCATAGTCTGGATCAGCAATAATTGAAAGAAGTTCTTGGTAAACGGTTTTACCAAATCCCCACCATTTAACACCCTCGGATTCTTCTCCTCGAACTACAACAGGAACAAATGTTCTCATCTTAGGTTCGATTCTCTTACCTTGAATCCATTCATCTTTATCGCCAGTAGATTTAAGCTTATCGGCAAATTGTTGAACCGGATCAGGTCGTCCAAAGGAAAGTGGTGAAAGTACCGTTTTATTTGGTACTAATGAATAGTGAAAAAACAACTCTACGAATGGGTTGTCTTTGTTCTCAACATAAGGCGTAATTCTAATTTGAGTCTTACCAGCTGGTGGTTTCCAAAATGAATTAGCGGTTGAGGAAGTGCTTTGTAACTGATTCAAGCGTGACTTGATGGCATTTATGTCCATAGTTATTCTCCTGTGTTTAGATTGTTATTTATAGTTTATCTACTATAAATATTGTATTCTCATAATATACAACATTTTTTCGTAAAAAACAAGCTTTTTTTTATGTATTTATTATTTTTAATATTCGTGTTGAAATTCGTGATAACCCGTCCTTATTGGTAATAAGAATCATATTTTTATACATCTCCCAAGGCAACTGAAACTTAGTATCCAGCACACCATTGTTTATTGTTTTGATCAGTTCGTTCAGAGCATTTATTGTATACAATGTATTACTCATCTTCTTCCTATGTAACGATATTGTGTTCTGTACGGCATTGAAATCTAGTTGAGCATTCTTCTCCACATTATATGTGCAGATCAGCTCATGGTTCTTGTCCTCGTTCTGTAGGACATAAATCTTTTCAAACACTATCGTGAAATTCTTCTGAATATCAGTTAAGGTTTGATCCAACCCTTTGGTTGTTGTGAATGTACACAAAAGTTGTGTGTTCATTATGTTGTCCGATGGTTAAACAGAAGCTTTACAGAACCATCTTTTTCTGTTTTACATACCATTTCAATCCATCTTTCTTCTTCACCAAAGTTCACCACCACCTTCGCACCATCATATTTTACTTTAAGTGGTGCTTTTGGATCACAATAATGATCCGGATCATGTAATTTAACTTCACCAGTCTTTTTGTTTGTAATCAAAGTAGCCACATCTTCACCACAACCATGTACCTCGTTCCACATTCTACTTAGTTTTTGTTGTCCCTCAGGTGTTTTTGATAGCTTTACCATGTCCTTTTCCCATAACCTAAGATATTCGGTTTTGAATTGTCTTTTTTGTATATCACTAGGACTCATACCTATATTATATTTTTCTTTCAATGAATCTAATTTATCATCAATATTAGGATTACCTAAATAATGTGAACTAGCTTTTTTAGTTCCCGAATTCTTCATTGTTATTTGTTTTGGATTAGAATATATCTTCGCGGATATCCCTTTTTTTGTACCATCTTTACAATAAACAAAAAAATCAGTTGGATTTCTTTTTGGATCGATATTATATTTAGCTTTAATTTCATTGTTACCAAGATGTCCCATGGCTTCCGCTCTTTCAATCTCACATGGTGGTTTCATCTTAGACAAATATTTCCTTACCTTTTCAGCAGCATTCTCGTTTTGTTTATTTGCCTTTCTATGATTACCACCCAAAGAACTAAATAACTCCTCTACATTACGATATTGTGATTTATTTTGTTCAGATGGATCTAAAAAAGCAACGACACCAGCCTCATTGTGATCACCACTAACTTTAGCTAGAGTTCTATCTGCACTGCTGTTTCTCATTTCAACATCTAATCCCTCTGCGTCAATAACATCACTCATCAACTGAGTAAATTGTGTTCCGTTCTTTTGTTGTCCTTTAAGGTCCAACATTGAATCTTTAGCTCCCATTGAACTAATTAAATCTGTAAAATAAACTTTACGGTATGCCTTACCTGGAGAATTCCTAGCTATAAGGCGATTATCCACCAATTCTCGAACAGCTTCTGCTCGTTCTTCGTTAGTTTTAGCATTTGTAAATTTTTTCCAATTTTTATTTAATATTTTTAATCTAGTTATTTCACCTTGTTTATCCTCTTTATCGTTTTCATCCAATGGAGTTTCTAATTCAGATTCTAATTCTTTAGTTACCCTATCTATATTCTGTTGAACTACTTGTGACTTAGCAAAGTCATTTCTTGATATCGGAGTTTCTACAGGAGTTGCCTTTGGTTTCTTTTGTTGCTGTTTGTTATCAGTTTTTTTTAAGTTTACCAATCCACCTGTATTTTTAAGATTTTCTG